AATGGTGTATTTCAAAATTCAGGAGACCCTACAAGTGGTGCAACTGGAACAGGTGCTATTTCTATTACTGCTGTATCTTCTACAGATATAGGTTTTTATTTTATAGCGGTAGGAGAATTTGATTCTAGTTATAATTATACTTTTAAAATTAACTTCGGCTCTCCACCTTACTCAATTTCATCAGGCAACACTGATGCTAATGGACATGGTAATTTTGAGTATGCAGTGCCTAGTGGCTACTTTGCTCTTTGTAGCAAAAACTTAGCGGAGCATGGATAATGGCTTATACAGTTATAGATAAACCATCAGATTATTTTAATACAGTTCTTTATACTGGTAATGGCTCTACTCAATCTATTACAGGTGTAAATTTTCAACCTGATTGGGTGTGGTTGAAGCAAAGAAGTGGTACATCTAATCACAGGTGTTACGATATTGTTAGAGGTGCTACAAAACAAATTTACCCAAATCTAACTAATGCAGAAAATACAGAAACTAATGGATTAACTAGCTTTAATAGTGATGGTTTTTCATTAGGAAATGAAGGTGGTCATAATCAGAATAGTCAAACATTTGCATCATGGAACTGGAAAGCTGGAACATCCTTTACCAATGACGCAAGTTCAACAGGTGTTGGAAGTATTGATAGTGCTGGAAGTTTTAATAATGATGCTGGATTTTCTATAGTTTCTTATACTGGTACAGGAGGCAATGAAACTATAAAACATGGAATGAATATTACACCTTCTATGATTATATTTAAAAACAGGAATACAACTAATAACTGGAATGTCTTTCACAAAACTTTGGGAAATGGAAAATTTATAAGATTAAATGAGTCTGATGCACCAGGTAATACTGGAAGATTTAATAGTACTAGTCCAACCTCTTCAGTGTTTTCTGTTGGTGTTAATGGTGCTACTGCTGTTAATGGAGATGGAAATTCTATAATTGCCTACTGCTTCGCAGAGGTTAAGGGGTACTCAAAATTTTCATCGTATATTGGGAATGGAAATGCTAATGGTACATTTGTGTACACAGGATTTAAACCATCTTTTATACTTATGAAAAATACTGCTGATGGAGGTGCTAATTGGCAAATGTTTGATAATAAAAGAGATGTAGACAATGTTGCAAACCACAGATTATTTCCAAGTCTTAATAATGCTGAAAATTCAGATACTAATAACAATATAGATATTGTAAGTAATGGTTTTAAAATGAGAACTTCCAATGGAGATACTAATGCAAACGGAAGCACTTTTATCTACATGGCTTTTGCAGAAAATCCTTTTGTAAATTCTAAAGGAATCCCTAACAATGCAAGATAATGGCTAATAATTATAAATTTAAAGGTGTTGCATTAGCAACCACAAACGAAACATCTATATTAACAGTACCCACAGGATCAGCTATTATTATTAAATCTATTATGATTAGTAATAATACTGCTAATACTCCTACTGTAAATTTAGATATTAACGATTCATCTGCTAGTGCAGAATACACTTATATAAAAACAAATGCTTTAGTGGCTAACACTTCTGAAGAATTTTTGAACAAGCCACTTGTTTTAGAAAGTGGAGATATTTTAAAAGCAACTGTTAGTAGTACCGACTCTATTCATGTCAATATATCTTATTTAGAAATATCGTAATAAAATATGGAATTAGTAAGTATTCCTGAAGCCAAAATAAATGATGTTTGGCCTTTAGTAGAAAAACCTATTCAAGAAGCATTATCTTATTCTGGCAATCATCAAGATAGCCAATTTGTGTATGATACTTTGCGAAACAAAAAATTTCAACTTTGGATCATTTGGGATCAAAGCAAACCTACTACCCAAGAAAAATATCATGGGTTAGTTATTACAGAGGTCATTCAAAGAAAATTAAAAAAGGTTTGTCATATTTATATGATGACCGGCAAACAAAGACAGAAGTGGCAACATCTTATTAAAGTTATTGAAGATTTTGCTAGAGATCAAAAATGTGATTTGATGGAGCTTATAGCCAGACCAGGATGGCAAGTCATCTTATCTAAATACAAATATCAAAGAACTCATGTAGTTCTTGAAAAACCAATAAACAACAAGGAGAAATAAAAATGTCATTCGGAGGAGGAGGCGGTGGTACACAAACAACACAAGTAACCCCATACGCACCAGCACAACCAGCATTAAATCAGATACTTTCTGAATCTGGTAATCTATATAATCAAGGAGTAGCAGCATCAGGATATGTTGCACCTACAGAACAAACTCTAACAGGTCTTGCACAACAAGAAGTTATGGGTACAGCTGCTCAAAATGAATTAGCAGCAACTCTTGGCGGACAATATCTAAATCCATTTTTATCTCCTTTAATTCAAAAAGCAGGTTCAGATATTTATGGTTCAGTTGCATCACAATTTTCTGGTGCAGGTAGAACTCCAGGTTCTCCATTAATGCAAAATCAAGTAGCTAGTCAAGTGGCTCAAGCTGCATTACCTATGGCTTTTAATACTTATGAGAATGAAAGAGCTAGACAGTTAGGTGTAGCATCACAAGCTCCAAGTGTTTTACAAACAGGCCAACAATTAGAATCTTTGCAAAGACAACAGCAATTAGCACCTTTTCAATCATTACAACAATATGCAGGTTTAGTTTCTCCTATTGCTTCTGGTTTCCCAGTTCAAGCAGGATCAACTAATACGCAGACTAATCCATTAACATCAGCAGCAGGTGGAGCTTTATTAGGTAGTCAATTTGGTGGGTATGGTGCTTTAGTAGGCGGTGGATTAGGATTATTAGGCGGTTTGTTATAATGGATAAAATTAAAAAAAAATATTACGACTTTCAAGTTCAAGTCAAAGAAAATCCAACTAAGCATATTCTTGCATTGTATTTATTATTAATCATTTCAATTATTTTTTAAGGAACAGACAATGACTTCAAGCAGTGGTTCAGATTCTTATGGAAACCAAAATATTACATTAGAAGAGTTAGAAAAAAAAGCTCCTGAAGGAGAATTTGTAGCTTATATAAATCCTAGAGAAGCCAAAATGCTAAAAGATGCTGGAGGTTCTGGTAAATTGGTTAATGGAATACCTTCTTTTGAAGATGATGATCCAGGAGATACTTTTGGTGGAGATGATGATAGCGGATCTACATCTAATTCAGATGGAACAGATAATGAAGAAGCAGATCCAAGTGGTGCAGATACAGGATTTGGTGGTTCGTCTACATCTGGATCAGATGGTTCAGATTATGACGAAGGATTTGATGCAAGTATTTCGGTAACACCAACACAAGAAGATTCTACTTTTGGAGAACAAGTAACAGATTTTATTACAGGTGGTGGATTAATTGGTGCAGGTATTAGAGGATTACAAGATGTTCTTGGTACACCAACTAATCAGTATGCAGGAATTGAAGGAGAAGATGGTTATGGAGAAGGAGATTATGCTTCCACACTTGATGATTTTACAGAATCAAGAGGTTTAGGAACATCTTATAGTGATTTAGATTTAGAAAATCAGGCCTTTATAGATAAAGAAGCTTTTGATGCTGGTTATAGAAGTGACTCTTTTAATGATCTTTATAATACTGGAGATACCTCTAATTTACAAAATTTAAACCAAGTAGAATCAGAATTTGTAAGACAACTTTTACCACAAGCTCCTTTTTTAATAGGCGGAGGTCAAGCACCTAAATCTATGGTCAATGATTATTTTTCTAATTTGCAGACGCAGCAGAATTCAGGAGGAATACTAGACAGATACAATGAAGCTAAGAGTAACATTAGCGGAATTCTAGGAACAAACAATCAGTTAGGTGTATCTAACTCAACTAACTTTTATTACGACTATTTAACTAAACAAGGACTATTATAATGGTAGATGATAAAAAATATAATAACTTTAGCTTAGCTGGGTTATTTGCAAGAAAACCAGGTCAATCTAGTTTGACTTCTGGCTTATTAGGAAACACAGATGCTTTAATAGGATTAGGTTTGTTGCAAGGAGCAGCACAAGGTAAAGATTTATTTTCTGCTGGTATGCCAGCAGTATTGCAGGCTGGAAAAATTAAAAAAACATTTCAAACAACCTTGCCAAAAACTAAAGAAGTTTATGACACAAAAACAGGAACTAAGGTTTTTCGTACAGAGGCTCAATTAAGATTAGAACCTGACAGATACACTGGCCAACCTTTTGAGCCAATAGGATCTAAAGTTAAAAGAGGTCAAGAAAATACTTTATTTGGCAACTACACTAAAGATAAAGGTGTGCAAGGATTTAATCAATCAAGTACACAATTACAAAAAATGTTAAAATCATTTGAAGAAGGTACAGGTGCAGGAGATGTTGCTGGGATATTTGCATTTATGAAAACACTTGATCCTAATTCAGTTGTTAGAGAAAGTGAATTCCAAGTAGCTGAAGGTACAGGTGGTTCAAAATTACTTTCATTTGAAAAAGCATATCAACAATGGAAAAAATTAAGAAAAGGAGAAAGATTAACTGACAGAGAAAAAGATAATTTTAAAAAAGCTGCAATAGGATTTTATGAAGGAGAGTTATCAAGTCTTGATAATTTAAGAGGTTCATATTCAGGAATAATAAAAAATCAAAATTTAGATCCAAAAAATGTTTTTGTAGATAACGATCTAAGACCAAAAAACATAATGTTAAATAATAAAAAAATAAGAACACCTGCTGGAGCTACTTTAGCCGACTATAAAGATGGTGTTTATTATTGGAAAATACCTGGCATAAAAGGCTTTTATAAAGCTGACAGCAGAGGAAGGAGTAAATAATTAATGTCTTTTGTTGAAGAATTGCCATCGCAAACTATTGAAAAAATACAATCTTTGGAAGAAATTCCAAATAAAGTTAGATTCTTAGTTGAAGCAGCTCCTAATATGGAATCTAAAATTGCAACCTTAAAGAAATTTTACCCTACTGTAAATATAGACACAACACAGTCAAACAATTTTATTGTAGCTGATAATAAGGGAAATCAATTTCAATTAGATAATAAAAATAAAACTAATGTAGGAGATTTAATTGATATTGGAAAAGAATTGGCAGAAGTTGCTGGATCAATAGGAGGTGCTATTGGAGGAACTGCTGTAGCTCCAGGTGTAGGAACAGTTGCTGGTTCTGGTGCTGGAATGGCTTTAGGTGCAGAACTTTTTGAAAGAGTTGGAAAGCAATTTGGTGCAGAAATGTTAAGAACTAATAAAGAGTGGGCAGCACAAAGAGCAACTGATTTTGCTTTTGGATCAATTGGTCAAGCTGTTGCTCCATTAATAACAAAAGGACTCAAAGGTGCTATAACAGGATTTGGCAAAACAGGAAAAGCTACATCTGAAAGATTAGCAAATTATATTGATGCAGGGGTTACACCATCTTTAGGACAAGTAACGCAAAAACAAGGAATACAAACTGTAGAATTGTTTTTAGGCAATGTTCCTGGATCTTCTGGAAAGATTGCGGCAGTAGCACAAAAAGCACAAGATGATTTGGGCAATAAAATATTAACTATTGCAAAAGCAAATATTTCCAAAGTATCAGACGAAGTTGCAGTTGGAAGAACAATTAATGTAGGTATTAAGGATGGAGTCAATTCTGCCAATAGTTTTGTTGGTCGCTTTCAAGCAAGAGCAGGAGTTTTGTTTGGAGAAGTAGATAAATATTTAAAACCAAATCAAGGTGTGCGATTAGATAAAACAGTAGCTAAATTAAAAGAAATAGTATCTCCTGTAAAAGGTGCGGAAGGAACATCTGTAGTTTTTAAAAATCAATTTTTGGATGATATATTAAAAGGATTGGAAAAAGACTTAAAAGCTGGTTCTGGAACTTTACCCTATCAAGCTATAAAAAGTGTTAAAGGAAAAATTGGAAACAAATTGTCAAGTTTTGATTTAGTGAATCCAGTAGATAAAGCACAATTAAAAACAATCTATGGTCTTTTAAGTGAAGATATTAAATTATCTTTAAAAGGTAATGTAAAAGGATTAAACGCATTATCAAGAGCTAACAAATATTATCAAGCAGGATTAAAAAGAGTAGATGATTATTTAGAGCCAATAGCGAAAACAGCAGATCCTGACCGAATTGCTTCTATATTAATTAATACAGGTAAAGAAGGAGCTTCAAGATTAAATGCTATTAAGAAAAGTTTAACTACAGACCAATACAATGTTTTTTTATCTAATGTACTTGATAGAATGGGAAGATTACAAGCTGGTCAGGCTCTAGCAGGAGATTTTGTTGAAGGAGTAGGTAAATTTTCTTCAGAAACATTTTTAACCAATTATAATAAATTATCTAAAGCAGCTAAACAAAGCTTGTTTAAAGGCAAGGGTTGGACATCTGGAATGCAAAAAGATTTTGACCAAGTTTTAAACATATCTAATTTTATAAGACAAAGTGGTAAAACTTTTAAAAATCCATCAGGAACAGCAGATAGAATTATAGGACAAGGAATATTACTAGGAGGTGGTGCTGGAGCATTTGTTGCAAACCCTGCCTTTGCTTTAATTGGACTTCCTTTAATTATAGGCGGTGCAAGAATTACCGCAGGTTTAATGACAAACCCTTCTTTTATAAAATGGTTAGCTCAAGGGATTAAAATTGGTGGCAATAAAGGTGTTGATGGAGCTATTGAGCATTTAGGAAAATTGGGGGTTGTAATGGGTAATGCAGATTCTGAATCAAGACAATTTATAAATGAATATCTACAAACAGTTATGGAAAGCCAAAAGAAAAATTAAACCATGACCAAATCGCAATCACAAAAAAATTCAGAGGAAATAATAAAGATACAAGGCGAACTTAATTTAGTTCATCAAAAAATAGATACTATTAAAAACAACCACCTAGCGCACATAGATCAAAAAGTGAATCAAATCTACAAAATATTATGGATCGTACTAGCGACAAGTCTAGCATCCATCTTCAGTCTAATAAACACACTACTCCTAGATTAAGCAGAACAATCATTGGTGCTATTACAGAATATCAAGCTGTAATTAATTTAATGAATGAAGGTTACATTGTTGCGACAGCAACTGAACCTCATAGTTTGTTTGATCTAGTAGCAGTCCACCCTACTACAGGAAAAATTAGATTGATTGATGTCAAGACTAAATCTTTTCGTAAAAATAATAATTACGAAATTTGCAGAACCCTAAATGAAAAGCAAAAAAAATTAGGGGTAGAACTATTAATTATAGACATGAGGAAAGATGATTGAAAAAGAAAAAACAGAAAAACAAAAATATGAAGATGGAACATACTTCAAATTGTTTAAAGAAATATTAAATCATTTCCCCTCCCCTGATCAATGGGAAGAAGTATTGCAAAAAAAAGATGGAAGACCATCTCCTAACAAACCAAATAAAAAAAAATAGTATGAGTGATTATTCTGATTTACAAAGAGAGATTAAAAACCATGAAGGATATTCTTTAAATCCTTATCAGCTTGAATATAAAAATGCTGATGGAGAATACATAAAAGAAAATGTTTTTACCGGTGGCTATGGTCATGTGTTAAAAAAGGATGAAGTTGCTCCTACCACCGAAGAAGGTTGGGAAGCTATATTCCAAAAAGATTTTAATATTGCTTTAGAGGGTGCAGAAGCATTGTTACAAGATTGCAAAAATATCCACCCTATTGCCAAAGAAGTCATTATTGAAATGTGTTACCAAATAGGAACTTTTGGGGTATCCAAATTTAAAAAAATGTTTCAAGCTCTTGCAATACCTGACTATGTGTTAGCAGCACAAGAGATGACTGACTCCAAATGGTTTGTGCAAACACCATCCAGAGCTAACAGAATGGCAATCAAGATGAGGAACTGCACTATATGATTTGGTTTAATTTATTAGGTTCAGTTGTCAAAACTGGAGCAGAGGTATTTAAAAATAGACAAGAAAGTAAAAGATTAGAATCTGTTGCTGAAAAAACTTATATGGCAAAAATGGCTTCTGGTGAAATTGATTATAAAAAAGCTGTTATGTCAAATAACCAACAAGGATGGAAAGATGAGCTAGTTTTAATTATTGTTGTACTTCCCATTGTAGTTCTTGCATGGAGTATTTTTAGTGAAGATCCTCTTGCTAAAGAAAAGCTAGATTTATTCTTTCAATATTTTAATAACTTTCCAGAGTTCTACAAATGGTTAGTTCTTGGCATATTTGGATCTATATATGGATTAAAGCCAGGCATGGATCTATTCAAAAAAAAATAAATGACCAAATCCTCAAAGGTTAATGACTTAACAGTGGAGTACAGGCATCAAATTCAATTACTAAAAAATGAAATAGAGAAGCTAAGACAAATTATTCAAGAAAAAGACAACATTATAAAAAGGTCTTTAATAAAATTAGAGGATGCAACTAAGGAATGAAGGGATATAAAATTGGAGTACATAAAAGCAGATCAGGTGGTTTAACTAAAAAGGGTATTGAAAAATACAAAAGAGAAAATCCTGGATCTAAATTAAAAATGGCAGTCACTAAAAAGACTGGTCTTACACCTTCAGAAAAGAAAAGAAGATCATCTTTTTGTGCAAGGATGCTTGGAATGAAAAGAAAATTAACTTCTGCAAAAACCGCCAAAGATCCTAATTCAAGAATTAACAAAGCATTAAGAAAATGGAATTGTTAAATGATTAAAAAACACAAAAGAAAATGGTATGTGGGAAAATGCAAACATTGCTTGGAGGATTTATTTAATGATGATTCTTTTGTATCTTTTGCAGACAAGACTTCCTCTCATTATAGCTGCATGGAAAAAGAAGATTTAATAGAACAAAACAACAAGGTAACAAAAAATGCTTAAAAAAATTATAAGAAAAATCATGCGCAAATTATTTTCAATCAAGGAATGTTCTTGCAAAAAATTACAATGCAAAAATAAAAAGTAATGAGTAGGAAAACTAACAGTATGCTAATAGCACTTTTAGGCACAATTCTAATGGGATTGGCTACATGGACATTAGTTACACTGATAGAACTTTCAACAATTGTAGCTATGCTTCAGCAAGAAATGATGGATTTAGATAAGGTTATAGGCAGAATGTATAATCATATGGACAGGTTGTCAGACAGATGAATATAGCAGAACTATTTAAAAAAAATATTATATTAGTACCAGTCATTGCCTCTGTTCTAGTCGGAACATTTACAGGAGTTAAGTATGTAGTCAATCTAACCGACACTATTAATGCTTCTGAACAACACATTGTTAATATGGAAAGAGATTTAGGTGTTGCTCAAGATTCTATTAATGATTTAAAAACTAGACTTGGTAAAGCAGAAGCTACATGGGAAATGGCAGAAAACTTATATGAAGTTTTAGCTGATAAAGTTAGGGAGCATGATTATGATATTAAGGATCTTAATCGTTAGTTTATTTTTATTTTCTTTCAAAGCAGAAGCTAGAAATGATTATCTTAATGATGGTGCTTCTAGATGTGGAGAAATAGACCTTAGTATTACAGGTAGACAAGACGATTATAATCAAAACGATAGCAGCTTTAATGATAACAACAGAAACTCAGAAGAATTAAGATTAACTTTTAGAAAATATTTAGGCACTGATTGCAAAACTTCAAAGCAAAATGCCAAGCTTAAACAGCAATTAGAGCTATACAAAAAGTGTGGTTCGGTTAATAAAAATTCAGCTCTAGCATCTAATAAAAACTTTTCTGAGTTAGTGCAATACTGCAAAGGCATTGGTGTTGGAGAGAAAACTAGACCCACTGGTTCATTGTGGGAAGATTTAAAAAAAAAATACAAAGAAGAAAATCCTAATGTAAAAACACATGGAGATAAATAATGATTAACCAAATGTATAGATTTGTATTAAGAAAATTGCTTATTTTTTTAAGCCGAATGGAAAATAAAATTTGGAAAGAATTGTATGTTTGCAACAAAAAAAGGAGAAAGTAAATTATGAAAAAAGGTTATCACAAAACTAAATCTGGAAAGATTGCCAAAAAAGGACTTTATTTCTATGCAAATAGAAGAAAAAAGGCTGGTAAAAAACCAATTAAAAGTGGCAAACCTGGCTATGTTACCAAGGCTGCCATAAAACGATCAGCTAGTTAATTTAATGAAAAGCAATTTGATTGATTTTATCAGTAAAGAAAACGATAGAAAAATTTTAAGAAGTAAGGAAAAAACTCTTTTACAGGCTAGAAAAGAAGTAAATATCTATGGCAATGGAACTACTGGCTATAAACTAAAATCAGGCAGAGTCTTAAAGCACATACAGATACCTACTAAAAATTTATAAATATTAAAAGTTTGGAGCAGCCGTTATACCTTTCTGAGGGCTGCGACTTGTAGTTTAATTTTTTTTTTAATTAAACTGGGATTGGGTGGGCAAGTTATCTATTGACTTTAGGTTTTATTATTCCTAATGTGAAAAGATAACTTTTTTGATAACAAGAATGGAAGGTAAATAAAAATGATTGCTAATACACATTTTTTTAACCACTGTTTTTATAAAAACTTGATTACAAATCAATGAGTGGATTGACAGAATATGTAAATAAGCTAGGAAAACCAATAGGTTTTAGAGATATAAAAAATTATATCTCTAAAACCACTTTTTTTTTGCCTGTAATAAAATGGCTATTTCATTGGCTTATTTTACAGCACTCTCCTGTTGGGCGATAACTTTTGGATAACTTTTGGTTGATAATTTTAAGATAACATCAAGGTATTGATTATAGCAATTATGTTATATACAGTAGAAACCTAAAAGAAACATAAAAAAGGAAGGTACTAATGACTGAACTATTGTTAAAAAAAAAGAAAAATACAGATGGCTCTATTACAAAATCTTGGAGGTTTGAGTATGTAAATGAAAAGGGAGTAAGAAAATTTAAGCAATCTAAAAACAAAGATTTTTTAAAAGAACAAGCTGAAGCTCTTGCAAAGAAAATATCCAATGTCATTAGCAAAGATCCCCTATGGCTAGATGAGTCGCATGATGCTTATTGTAAAATTTATTATCAGAAAATTTGCAATGGTCTTAGGAGTCATGCAGCATTAAAAAACCATGAAAGCTTTTATAAAAATTATATACAAAGAAAAGCACCCTTAGATTTAAGAACTATAGATGAGCAATTTGTGATTGATTGGTTGGCAAACTTAAATGCTGAAAGCGATGTCAACAACCAAACCAAAAGAAAAATATTTAATGCTTTTAAAAACATTTATGAAGTCCATGTTCCAGGTAAAATTAAAAAGAATGTTTTCAAATCTCAAGATTATTTAAAAGATTTTGAAGTTGCTGAAAAGGACTTTGCTGAAATTGATTTTAATGTTTGGGATAACGATCAAATACAAACTATCATTAATGCTGTTGCTGATAAGCAAATAAGATTGATGTTTAGCATTATGTTCCAAACCGCTTGTAGGCCTAGTGAAGCTAGAGCATTGTATAAAAACAATTTAAAGTTTTTAAATAACCATCCTTATATTCAGATAACTCATGCTATTGGTGCTAACAAGGAACGCAAAAGTCCTAAGTCCAAGAATGGGGTAAGAAGAATTTATATTAGCAATACTTTGATTGACGAAATAAAAGCTCATGTTCAAACCTTGCCTGAACACCAAGATGCTTTATTTTTAAATTCAGAAAAAAAACCTGTCTGCTTGTCTGTGATGACTCAGCAACTTAATAAAGCTTTAAAAAAATGCAATATAGATAAACTGCCAGTGGATCGTAAAACCTATTTCTTTAGGCACTTTACAGCTTCATGGTGGGGTTATTCTGGTAAGTATGAGAACCCTTTAGACTTTGCTAGGGATTTTGGAGATGGAGATATTAACTTCATTTACAAGACATATATAGCTAAATACCAGCCAAAAAACGAAAGCAAATATTTAGATTATTTAAATAAGACCTATTAGAAAGTGGGGGTTAAAGGTAAAAAAACCCCCACCACACTAGCAACTTTTAATAGTTTTTAGACAACTATTAATATTTTTTACCATTTGCAAAGCTGAATCTTCAGCTATCACAGAGGAAGGTAAATCTCCTATGCAATTCTGTTCTTGAAACTTTATCCCCTGCACAAAATATGTAATGTCAGTATGTAAAGCTTCAGCTATTTGTAAAAGTCTAATGGAAAATGTTTTATTGTTTCCTGATTCGTATTTTTGTATTTGTTGGAAGGTAACATTAATTTTATCAGCCAACTTCATTTGTGAAATTTTTAATTCTTTTCTTTTCTTTCTAATTCTTTGACCAATAATTTTGTCAGCCATGCTAAACTTTATGTTCATTGTTCCCTTTCATTTAAGCAAATAAGATCCTTATTTAAAAATCGCCTTTCAGTTGCACCACTTTTTTTATTTAAAAAGTAGGCTGTTTTTTTAGCTCTTCAGTTTGGATTTGTTCAAATACTTTTGCAATCTTGGCCTGATATTTGTAGCACTTCAATTTATGACTTGCTAACAAGTTTGCATATTTATATTTTTTCTCCTCCAACTGTTTTAACTTCTTTGGATCTATTATCATTTGCTCCATTAGTTTTAACAGATGCTCCCTTAAAGTTTGCAGAGAGCAGGTTACACTTGGCATTTTTGCCAGGCGATTTTTGTAGTGATGCGGATTCCACATCCTCAAAAATTTCTTGAAATTGAACTTCAACATCATAGTTATATAGTTTTACAAAATTCATCTTTAACATATCCTTTGTTTAGTTGAATTGAATCCACTTTTGCTATGATGGCAGAATCAATAATTACTTTTCTATGACTTTGAGTATTACTTTTTTGTAGCAATCCTAGATCCACTAAATCTTTACAAATCTTAGCAGCTCTAGCTTTGGTAATATTTTTTTCTGAAGTAACTGATTTGACCCCTTTGGCAATTTCCAAATAGGTCGGAGAGTATTTGTGCTTGTCAATAAATTTTACAATAAAATCTAAGACAGTTTTCTTAATTGGGGAATAATAAATATATTCTTTTGTCATTTTTTCTTTTTGTTAAAATTAGTTACATTTGTTTGGTCTGTAGCATCAAAATATTGAAATTTTTTTCCATCTTTATTAAATGTATCTAAAAGATTATAAAGTTTAGTAGAATACCACATGGATTTTTTTATATCTTCCATTGCCTGTGTTATAGTAGGAATATTTTTTCTTCCAAATCGGAAAACATATTTTGCAATTTGTCCTTTTAAAAATCCTAACTTCTCCTCATCCGTCAATTGACTTAATATGGCATCACAAGTTTGCAAATTGTTTTGATAATGAGGAGGATTGATAGGATCTTTGCTCATTAAAATGGGATCTCCTCAGTTTTCTTTTGCATAGGCTCTTGAATTTTGCCACTCATAATCGGCTGCTGACCTCCTTCTTTTCTGTCAGTATTAACCCAAACAGAAACATTAAGTTTTTTTCCATTAACAGTTAATAATCCAGTATAATTAGGATATTTCTTTCCAGCTTGGTCATCTTTGCGTTTTTCCCTTTGCCACAATGCAATAGAGTTATCAAAGTTATTGTCTTTGTTTTCTTCACTCATTTTTATTTGCTCCTCATTTGTTGCTGCAGTGTTTTCTCTTTTTCTTCAATCATGTGAAAAGACTCAGGATCTTCTATTTGTAATTGAAGTAAAAAATCTTTATTTCTTGAATGGATTTGTTCAAGATTAGTTTCTAAGACATGAGGATTGATAGAACTTTTGCATTTTTCTATGTCCTGGATAATTTCATTTACTTTAGAGTCGGAATTTTCAGATTCTAAATTTACATTGCTAGACTCAATGCTAGGCTTTTGTTTGTTGGTTTGTAAAAAATCCTGCATTTCTTCTGCGGTTGCAATCTCATCTCCCATAAATCCTAAGAAACTTAAAGCTCTACCAATTGAAACAGTATTTTGTTTTTCAAATTCTTTATCAGCATTTTTCATTTGCTTACTTTCCCCAGTGCTAATGAGCCTGTCATCAAGATATATGTAAGCTTTAAATTTGTGTGAGCCATTAGAAAGCTCTATGCTTTCTGTTTGAATAGATAGTCGTTCTCCAAAAAAATTTCTTACATGATTAATTCTATATCCTACTGTAATGTAATTTCCTTTTGCACCCAGTCGCACATAGCTAGAATCATTTAATTCACTTTTAAATTTTTTAATTGCGTCAATTAAATTTAATTTAGTTTCTGCTGACATTGCTCTCCTCTGTTTTTTTCATTTTTAATAATGCTTTTTCAATTTTCATTTTTTGCAATTCGTTAGATAAGAAATAAATAATTTCTGTAAGCTGCTCTTTAGTTTTTTTTAATAAATAATTATCTTTCATAAAACTCCTATTAAAATTAAAGATAGGTACATTCCAAATCCAATACCTAAAATAAAAAATACGACATAATCTAAATGATCTGATATTTTCATATTGTTTGCTCCTTTGGGTTTAAATAAAAATTTACATAATCATCTAAATATTCTTGGGGTATGCCTTGATACCAAAAAGTTTTTTTCTTAATTTCACTAAAATCTGGTGGACATAACCACATTAATTCTTCTAAACTTCCATCGGCTGCTTTTAATTTTTTCTCCCATGCAATTTCATAAGCTGCCAATTCTTTTAATTTTTCTGCAAGATTTTTAGGTTTTAATTCTTCACAAGAATCTTCCGTAAATAACATACGATCATTGGCAGTTGCATAACTCAAGGTTGGTTTTAATCCAGAGCTATGAAAGTAGAGTGCCATTTGCATGAGGTCAGTGGTAAAAACTTTATTTGTGTCTAATTTGGGAAAGCTACAAACATAATCGCCAATTCTATTAGGGTTGTCTTTGGTTGCTGTTTTTTTTAGTGGAGCATATTTTACAGTTACAAATTTATTTTTTAAATCGTTCAAATGAGTTTCCCCAGCAAGATCAATAAACATTCTAAAATAAATATTTACATTGGGCAGCCAGGTTGTCATTTCCTGTTCTACTTTCCATTTTTGTTTCGGCAATTCTTTCAGATTTAATAAGTGATTATTACAAATTTCTTTTATAAATTTAATAATAAATTTTGCTTTCATTCCATCTTTTTCATTGTGTGGGGTATAATTATTTAATTTTGTAAAAACTTTTGGATCTTTTTCAATCAGCTCAATTGCTTCTTCTATTGAAATATTTTCTGCAAAACTTTTTTGAACAATTTGATGAGCTACTGTTCCAAAGTGTAAAGAAGCATTAGTACAATTTCTGTTTTGCTCTGGGGTTAAAAAATGTTTTTGTAAGGTACGAATGTGATGAGGATTTTTATTGGCAGATACCGAAGTATTTTTAATATTAAATTTTTTGTAACAATCAGCTATGATTCTCATAAACAGAGAAATAATACAAAAATAACCTCATGTCAACCTAATTATGCTTAGAACCTAATTTGGTTAATATTAGCTTTTTTTAACCTTTTTTAAAAAACCACTACTAGAACTTCTTTGTAGCCATTTAAAATCTATATTATCATGCAGCCGTTCTGTTTTTTTGTTTTGGACAACATCATATCCCCAAACTTCAAATTTATTATTATCTTTAGGGATCGCCATGCCATAGATTAGTCGCTGAGTTTTCTTTTCTTCCCCCACTGCGATACGATAATGCGCATCTGGCTCAACTATTTTGGTGGGATTATAAATAATATATTTTCCATCAATTGCACCGCCTTTATGCACAAAACAAACATGTCCAAGATAAAACGACCTACAATTAACTTTGTACTGATTAGCTGTCGGTATGGCATTTAATTTACCCTCATAAAGCTGTGCCACAACTTTTATTTCTACATCACTTGCTAGAAAATATCCTGGAGCGTAAAAATTTTCTGAATTATATTTTTTATCATTAATAAATTTTGCTAATAAAGTGCTAAGCTCTAAAACATCAAAATTTCTAGGAGAATCAGGAGTTTTATTTACTAGCTTTGAGATTTGAGATTTTTTGGTTAAAAAATCCTTCTTTTTAAAAGAGTATTTAATAACATCTTCCATCGTAAAATTATATTTATCTTTAAGAAATCGCAACCGATCTTTATTTAGCATAGTGGCATCTAAGGTATCAAAATCGTCTAGTAGAGCAATCATTATATGTATCCTTTATGTTTAGTTTAGGTTTAAGTTATTATTCATAACTAACATGGTTGCAAATAAAAGCAAATCAAATTATATCTAAAAACAATTTAATTATGATTATGCCTAATAAGATTAAATATGGGACTATGTGTCTGAAATGGCATTTATTCGCAAAAAACAGGCAAATTTGCAAGGCTATGAGGCATTTTTAAATGGGTAAGAGTAAGAAAAATCCAAGTAAAATTTCATATCCATTGGTTCAGGTTGTTTGGATTGATGCAACCAGTTCCGCAGAGTGGATGTCAGAAAAAAAAGGAATCAAGTTGGAAGCAGCAACCTGTCATTCTATTGGCTACAAGCTTTTTGAAAACAACAGAAAAGTAATTTTGTTTGCTGATTATAATTTTGATGACGATGGATCCATAGATATTGGCAATGTCAATGTCATTCCTAAATCTTGGGTAACAGAAATTACAGAAATTATTATTAAATGAAATTAGTGGTGATCATTTATTTTTTATTTGCAGGTCAATTATATTCACAAAAATATTTTTTTTTTAATGAAATGGATTGTGTGGAAGCTGGAGAAAAAATTATACAAGATATTGCTGTCTATAAACAACAAGTCAATAATAATTTTAATTTGCAGGGGTGGTACACCAAAGAGGATGATTATTTAATTATAGGATATAGCTGTGAGTAATGTGGTTCGCCTTGAATGGTACGAAATAGATTCTGGGAGTATGGTCGGACTTTCCAGATGTTTAGAAAATATCCGAATGGAAAAGGGATTTGGATGGAATTATGACAAAGGCTTTACCGATCAGGCCAAAGATTCCATTATGGGTGCAATGGGAGAAGTTGCAACAGCAAAACATCTCCACATTTATTTTGGCTGCCATGTCAATTCTTGGAAAGAACCTGACTTAATTTATAATGGGAAACATTTACAAGTAAGAACGCAGCAAAAGAAAAATAGTAATTTTTTAATTATCAGAAAAAATGCCAAGCCAGAAGATTTGTATATTTTAGTTTTAGAAAATACTCCTGAATTTACCATTGCTGGTGCAATTTATGCAAAAGATGCCATGCAGGATAAATATTTAACTGACTTTGGCCAAGCTCATAGACCTAAAGTCTGGGGTATTCCGCAACAGGATTTGTTTCCCTTAAAAGAAATTTTAAAAAAGGAATTGGTGTGAAAATTGAATTTCCCAATAAAAAATATAATATCATTTATGCAGATCCAGCTTGGTACTTTAAAACATATTCTAAAAAGGGTAATGGAAGGAGTCCTGAACAGCATTATTCCTGCATGTCTATTGATGATATTTGCAATTTACCTATTGGTAGTATTGCTGACAACAACTGTATATTATTTATTTGGGTTATTGATCCAATGCTACCAGAGGCTTTTAAAGTGATTGAAAGCTGGGGTTTTAAATACAAAACTGTTGCTTTTACTTGGGCTAAGACAAACAAAAAATCAGAAGGATTCTTTACTGGACTTGGATATTGGACAAGAGGAAATCCTGAGATGTGTTTATTGGCTACAAAAGGGAAACCAAAAAGAATATCTAAATCAGTCAGACAATTAGTAGTAAATCAACGCAGAGAGCATAGCAGAAAACCTGACAGAATCAGAAATGACATAATTCAATTATGTGGAGATATTTCAAGAATAGAATTGTTTGCTAGGCAAAAAACGAAGGGTTGGGATGTTTGGGGTAATGAAATTTAAAAAACAAATTAAAAATAAACGAAAAATCACAGGCTACTACTGGGATGGAAAAAAACTAATTACATTATATGAAAAAAAGCCAAATTAAATATAAGGTTTCTTATACCATTGTTACCAATGACTTGATTAACAATCCTCATTTAAATGCTGCTGAAAAAATGATTTATATTATTTTGAAGAGCTTAGAAAATGCACCATATGGAATTAGACCCAGCCATAGATATATCATGCAAAGAACCGGCATTAAAACCAGGCAGACTCTTATAAGACATTTAGACCGGTTAGCTATGTTTGGGTTGGTAGGTTTTAGACAGCCTAAGAAGAATGAGCCAAATGAATATTCTTTTGATCCTCCAAAAATCCAGGAATTCATTAAGCATAATAAGAATAAAAGAAACAAAATTAAAAAAGGTTTGCATCAAGTCAGAACGATTAAGCAATTAAAAGGCTGTGGAAAAGTAATTAAATTTAACAGGGAGGAAGTATGATAAATGCTCTTTGGTTGTATGATTATCGCTACACAATAATTAATAAAATATAATTAATAATACAAATTGATTTGAAATTATCCACATTATGATAAACCGCTTCCCTGACAAAATAGATACGAACCAACTGGATTCCTTTTTTCAGATTGCATCTTTTGTAGACTCTAAGCTGCCAAAGCCTAAGGAGCTTTGTAAAAATGCTCCTTCTATGTACGATTTGCTAACTATAAAGCCTGATGAAATGGATCACTCCTACCATGAAAAGCCTAAAATGACATTGAGGTTAAATCCTCACCAAATTGCTGTATATGAATTCGTTATAAGCATACTGCTAAAACTACATAAAAAAGATAGGGAGATTATACAACTTAGGAACTTCCCTCATAAAATATCTTTTAATGATTTAAAAAAATTCTATATGCCTATCAGTAAAGAAGGAATTAGATTAAAATATAATAATGCTGTGTATGAGTGTTGTAGAACCGCTAACAGAATAGGTATTAAAAAGCTTTTAAAATAAAAGGTCAATAAAGATTCAATCAATATTCAACTTGCCAAATATGACAAAATTACTCTAAGGGGTATTATAATGGTAAATATAATTATATTTTTTTAGCAACCCTTTTGCCAATACCCTCTACCCTTTTTTTGGTTGTTGATTAATCCATAATTTAGCAGCTTCTATAGTTGGAAAATCCTCAGCAACTACATCAAGTCTATTAGGAGTCCAGATTGCATAATGATTAATTTCATCATAACCCTCTGAACAATCATTAACATGATCTATATGCCATTTTTTATATGTTATTGATTCCATTTTTTAACCCTCCTTTTTTGGTTGTAATAGTTTTTAATAGGGAATTGATAAATATTAGAATTATCTTTTAATTCTTTGACCTGTTTAAAGGTCATAAAACTAAAGAAATTTCTTTTTAGATGCTTTTCTAATATCCTTGCTATACCTGGATAGTCTTTGTTTTTCATTGCTATTCTCCTTTTATTTTTTGATTTAATAAATACAGTTTTCTGTCGTAGTGCCTCATCATAAGCATTGAAACGATATACAATAAAAAACCTGAAGTAATCAAAGCGACACCGCTATAAAGTAAAATATTATACATTTAAGCAACCTCCTTTATTGGTTTATGAAATTCTATATATTCAGAATTTTTAGCTTGTTTCTTAATGTCAATTAATTTTTGTATCGGAGAATAATTAAACTCAACTATATAATCGTTGCCAACCTTTTTAAATACATTCCAATCATAAAAAATAACATTTGGATTGTCGTTCTTATGAACCAAATATCTAGGATGGTGGACATTGTAATAGGTATCAATATAATTTTTTACACCTGTTTTTTCAGAATGCAATATCATTAAAGTAACAGCTTTTTTCTTAACTACTCTAGTAGATATTATTTTCCCATTTAATTTAATTATATACTTTGGTATTTTATAGTTTTTCATGCAGACTCCTTTTTTTCTAGTTGATTTATATAGTCGGAAACAATTTCTTCACCAATGATATAAGTGTACATATTAACAACCGCTTCAGGTTCGCTGAAATCAGTATTTACTTTGCCAAAATTATCTTGCTCATATTCTTTTATAAAGTTTATGATTTCAAATACTTGATCTTCAAGCCATTGTTTGGCTTTGTATCTTCCAATAATATAAAAATCTCTATTGAATATTTCAAAATGCAAATCATCAAGATTATTTTTTATAAAATCTTTGTTGTTTTCATCATTAATAAAATCTTCAAAATGTGATTTTATTTCTTCATATTTGAATTGTGTCATTGTGTGCCTTTCTTTATTTGTTAAGTTACGAATCACAATAACATAAGTATATCTAATGTCAACCCTATTATAGCTGAGTTACAACTAAATAAATTAATAATAAATGAATAAAGAATTAGTCAAAAACACCACAAAAAGATCAATGTCTGTCAAATATAGCCAAAAGATCGTTGATTCTATTTGTGAGGATCTAGCACTAGGTAAAAGCCTTAGAAATGTGCTTTCCCCAACTATGAAGAACAGGCCTTGTTGGCAATCACTTAGAAAATGGTTCAAGAAATATCCAGAAGTTAGAAAGCAATATGAAGAAGCTAAACAAGATGGAATTGATTACGAATTATCTAAAGCTCAGAGCTTATTGGATCAGACTTTGGAAGATGCTAGGCACTCTGAAAAGGTAGATTTAGGCAAGACTCATTTAATAAAAGAGTATCTTTCTTTAGCAAAATGGAGAGCTGAAAGACTCCAAAGCAAGGTTTATGGTAAGCAAACAGAACTAAATGCTAAAGTTGGTGATGAATTAATACAAATTAAATGGCAACAATAATAAGCTTTTATGCTAATTTAATGCAAGAAACGAACAAGAAAATAGCACAAAGATATTATAGTTAATGCAATTAAAACTAGAATATTTAACAAAATAATTAAAAAAAATTCAGCTAAGATAACCGGTAAGATAACTTTTAAAAAAAACCTTACAAAATAAAGGTTATTAAGCCAGGTCAATGCTTCCCAATCAATAGCTTGATTTTTATGAGCAAAATAGGGGGGGTTTTTGACGACCCACCACACCAAATCTAAGTCCGCCGTCTTTGAAATATTGATAGGACTTTCAAACAGATAAACATGAAAAAAACTATGGCACTATTAGATGAAAAACCTTACGCAGCTATTATCTATGTCAAAGAAGATAGTAAGCAAGTTGTAGTTCACTTCTCAGGTTTCCATGATCTACCAGAATGTGATTTGTTTAGTGTGTATTTAATGGAAGAGCTTGGACTAGCAAACAAAGATTTTAGACCTAAAGATTGTACCCTGCATTAAGGGGGGGTTTTGTTTTAAAATGGCAATAATTGAGATTCCTTACAAGCCAAGAGATTTGCAAAAATTTTTGCACCAAAAAATTGATAAGCACCGATTTTCAGTTTTAGTGTTACACCGAAGAGCTGGTAAAACAGTTATGTGCATTAACCACTTGTTAAGAGCTGCACTTACTAGTCCTTTGCCAAACTCAAGGTATGCTTTTATTTCGCCTACCTTTAAACAAGGAAAAGCGACAGCATGGGATTACATAAAACAATTTGCAGGTAAAATACCTGGTACTAAATTTAATGAGTCTGAACTAAGAGCAGATTTACCCAATGGATCTAGGATCACTATTCTAGGTGCTGAAAATGACCAAGCTTTAAGAGGTCTGGCATTGGATGGATGTGTATTTGATGAAACGCAAAGCATAAAGCCAAGTATCTTTCCTGAAGTAGTTAGACCTGCTTTAGCAGACAGAAAAGGTTTTTGTATCTTCATAGGTACACCCAAAGGAAGAAATTACTTTTACCAATTGTATCAATCTGCAGAAGAAAACAAGGATTGGTATTCTTGTGTATTTAAAGCTAGTGAAACCAAAATATTAGATCAAGAAGAATTACAATCTGCTCAAAAGATGATGAGCGATGATTTGTATGAACAGGAATTTGAATGTAGCTTCCAAGCTGCGATTACCGGATCATACTATGGTAATATTTTGGATAACTTAGATTCTCAAGGAAAAATTTGTGAAGTTCCTTATGATGAAAACCTAGATACAGAAACATGGTGGGATTTAGGTATGAACGATCAAACCTGTATTTGGTTTGCTCAAAGGCATAAAGAACAAATACGATTAATAGATTATTACGAAAACGCAGGTCAAGGTTTAGACCATTACGCAAATATTTTAGATCAAAAAGATTACAAATATATCAGACACATTGCTCCCCATGACATCAAAGTTAGGGAACTTGGAGCTTATGGTAAGTCAAGATTGGAGAGTGCTTTAGAGTTAGGCATATCTTTTGAAGTAGCTCCAAAACTATCTATTGAAGATGGCATTGAAGCTGTAAGAAAAGCATTACCTGATTGTGTGTTTGACAAGAATAATTGCTATCAAGGTATTGAGTCTTTAAAGGCATACCAAAAAAAATGGGATGAGCTAAACCAATGCTTTAGAAATAAACCCAAGCACAATTATGCAAGTCATAGTGCAGACGCATTTAGAACTGGAATTATTGGACTAGGTGCAGAACTATCCAACTGGAAACAAGAAATACCAGTCAATACAAATTATATTATTTAGATGGCAAAAAAAACAGAAAACGAATTAAAAGCAATTATTGGTAGTGAGATTAATAACTCATTAGGATTTATGGGAGGCAATTTAAGTTCTGCCAGAAAAAAATCCTTAGAGTATTACATGGGCGAAAAGCTTGGTACTGAAATTGAAGGCAGATCCCAAGTGGTGTCCACCGATGTGGCAGATACTATTGAAACTATTTTGCCTAACCTACTTAGAATTTTTACAGCATCCGAACAAGTAGTAAAATGTGAACCAGTTAAATCTGAAGATGTGGCTTTAGCAGAACAGGCAACCAATTATGTCAATTATGTGTTCAATAAAGACAATCCTGGTTTTTCTATTTTCTACACTTGGTTTAAAGATGCACTCTTAGAAAAAAATGGGATAGTAAAAGTTTATTGGGATGACTCTGTAAAAGTTGAGCAAGAAACTTATGAAAATTTAAGCGAACAAGAATATCAATTATTAATTGATGATGAAGATGTAGAGATTGTTGAAGAAGAATCTTTTGAAGATGAGGCTGCTAAAGAACAAATAAAACAGCTTAAAGAAAAGATGGAGCAGATGATGCTGATGGCTCAACAGCAAGGACAAGAAATTCCTGCTGACCAACAGATAGCCGATGTTCCTGTTCCTTTGTTACACAACATTATTATTAAAAGAACTGTTGGGTTTGGCAAAGTTAAAATAGAAAATGTTCCACCTGAAGAATTTTTAATTCAAAGAAATGCAAAATCTATTGAAGAATCTTCTTTTGTTGCACATAGAGTTTTAAAAACTAGATCCCAACTGATTGAAATGGGTTATGATGCGGCGGTAGTAGAAAACCTTCCTACTTCTAATAGCTCTTTGACCGATGAAGAAAGATTAACAAGATTTTCAGACATTGATGAAAATCCGATTAACAATGCACCGGATAAATCAACCGAAGAAATAGAAATTTATGAGTGCTATGTCAAAGTGGACATGGATGGAGATGGTGTTGCAGAGCTTAGAAAAGTAATTGTAGCTGGTGGCAGTGCCAATGAGATTTTAGAAAACATGACTTGCGATCATACTCCTTTTTGTTCGCTAACCCCTATTCCTATGCCGCATAGGTTTTATGGAAGAAGTGTTTCTGAATTAGTGGAAGATGTTCAGTTAGTAAAATCAACTGTCATGCGTCAATTGTTGGATAATATGTATTTAACCAACAATAATAGAGTGGCTATCATGGATGGTATGGTTAATTTGGATGACCTACTTACTTCCAGACCTGGTGGAGTGGTTAGAACGAAACAACCACCTTCTCAAGTGATGATGCCGATGCAAAATCAAACCATTAACCAACAAGCTTTCCCATTATTAGAATACTTAGACACAGTTAGAGAATCAAGAACTGGTGTTACTAGATATTCTCAAGGATTAGATGCACAAAGTTTAAACAAAACCGCAACTGGTGTGAACAGTGTGATGACTCAAACGCAAATGCGTATGGAGTTAATTGCTAGAGTGTTTGCAGAAACAGGTGTGAAAGATTTATTTAAACGAATTTTTGAATTAATAGTTAAGTACCAAGACAAAGAAAGAATCGTACAATTAAACAATCAATTTATTCCAGTCAATCCTACCGAATGGAGAAACAGATATAATATTTCTATTACAGTTGGTTTAGGATCAGGTTCAAAAGATCAACAGCTTATTATTTTAAATAGTATTTTAGAAAAACAACTCCAGGCATTTCAATTACAAGGTGGCAAAGAATATCCAATGGTTACTTTGAAAAACATTTACAATAGTTTGACTAAAATGGTTGAGAACGCAGGACTTAAAAATGTTGAAAACTATTTTGTCAATCCTGATGTAGGAAAACAAAGTGTTCAGCCTACTCCACCACCACCATTAACACCGATTGAGAAAATTGAGTTCACTAGAATTGACAGTGAGAACAAAAGAAAACAAGCCGATCTTGCCTTAAAACAACAAGAGTTAAAATCAGACAATGCAAGATTAGTTTTAGATTTTGAAACTAGAATTAAAGAATTAGAACTTAAATATAATGCTCAAATAGATTCTGCTAAAATGAGAATGGAAGCAGAGTTAAATAAGGTAGTAGTAAATAACGCAACTAAATCTATCAACCAAGCACAACAAGCAACTGAAAATTTTGGACAACAAATTGAAGGGTTAGATGAACAGCAACGAACAAGCGAAGCTCCAACAGGAGATCAGCCAATCGAACAAGGCTAGAGAACTTTTAGATAATACACTTTTTAAAGAATCTTTAGATAATTTAAAACAAATATACACTAACAGTTTATTTAAAACTGGAGCTACCGAAACTGAAGCTAGAGAAAAGCTTTGGTTAGCTTATAATGTGGTAGAAAAAGTAGAACAACACATTATAGAAATGTTGGAAACAGGAAAATTGGCTACAAAACAATTAGAAGATTTTAGAAAACAAATTTCTAGCCAGAAGTTTTAATTTTTGGTGCCGCTTGTCGGATTCGAACTGACCACCTGCCGATTACAAATCGGCTGCTCTACCAAATGAGCTAAAGCGGCAACATAAATATACGCAGTTCTTATAACAAAAACACAGAATTCTAAACACCAAAGTTTGGGATAAGCCAACCTTATTTAAGGAGCTTTAACTAAATATAGGAGAAAATATGTCAGACAATTATGCCAACCCCTTACAAGGAGCTGAAACTGATACACAAAAAGCAGCAAAATCTATTGCTGGATTGTTAAATGGTGAAAAGCCTTTAGCAAAAGAAGAAACTAAAGAAGAAACAAAATTACAAGATTCTTCTGAACAAGAAAATAAGGAATCTTCACAAGAAGAACAACCTGAAGTTCAGGAAATATCCGAAGAAACAGAATCTCAAGAAGAAGAAGTTTCGGAGGAACAAGAAGAAGCAACTCAAGAAGAAGAACAGATTGAAACTCAAGAGAAACAAGATTCCACCTACAAAGTAAAAGTTGCAGGTCAAGAATTAGAAGTTACCCTTGATGAGTTGAGAAATGGTTACTCAAGAGATGCCGATTACCGCAGAAAGACGGAAGAACTTTCTAACGAAAGAAAATCTTTCCAATCTGAAGCGGACAAGCAAAGACAAGACTATTCTCTCAAAATTAATGAACTGAATCAGCTAATGTCTGAAGCTCAATCACAACTTAACCAAGACATGAATAATGTAAATTTGGAAGAGTTGTATGAAGAAGATCCAACCGAAGCTGCAAGAGTTGAACATAGAATGAGAAGAAAACAAGAAAAAATTTCTCAAGCTAGAAAAAAAGTTCAAGTCGAACAGCAAAAACAATTTGAGGGTTTTTTACAAGAACAGCAAAATCAATTGGTAACTAAAATGCCAGAATTTGCAGACTCTTCTAAGGCCTCTAATTTAAAAAATAATATGAGAAGTTATTTGCAAGGTTTTGGTTTTAATGACCAAGAAATTTCGCAAGTGTACGATCATAGAATTGTTATGTTGGTAAATGATGCAATGAAATATCGTAATATGCAAAAAGCCAAACCTGGCATTGCTAAAAAAATTACGAAACCTAGCAAAGTTTTTTCTTCAGGAGTTAAGACAGATAAATCTGATGTAAGTTTGTTGAAAAGGAAAGAAAAGTTTGGTCGTTTAAAAAAATCAGGAAGTGTGCAAGACGCAACTTCTATTTTTTTAGATATGATTAACAATAAACCTCAACAATAAGGAAAAATAACATGGCACAAGTAACAAACACATACAGTGCTTTTGATGCTATTGGTTTAAGAGAAGATTTATCAGATGTGATATATTCAATTTCACCAACAGACACTCCATTTATGAGTGGAATATCAAAAGAAAAAGCTTCTGCAGTTCTACATGAATGGCAGACAGATACATTAGCGGCAGCAGCAGCAGACAATTACCAAATTGAAGGTGATGAAATTGCTTTTACAGCTCCAACAGCAACAGTAAGACTAGGAAATAGAGCGCAAATCTCAAGAAAAGCGGTTCTTGTTTCTGGTACTTTAGAAGCTGTAAGCAAAGCTGGTAGAAACAATGAGTTAGCTTACCAAATCTCTAAAAGTTCAAAAGAACTTAAAAGAGATATGGAAACTTCTCTAACTGCAAACCAAGCTCCAGTCGTAGGCAATGACACTACACCTAGAAGATTAGCTGGACTAGAATCTTGGATTAAAACTAACACCTCAAAAGGTGGTGGTTCTGGTGCAGATCCTTCAACTTCTGGTACAAACGCAAGAGCTGATGGAAACCAAAGAGCTTTCACTGAATCTCAACTTAAAGAAACAATTAAAAAAGTTTGGGATGAAGGTGGAGATCCAAGCATGGTTATGTTGGGATCATTCAACAAACAAGTCCTATCTTCTTTTACTGGTGGAGCAACTAAATTTGATCCAGCAGAAAACAAAAGATTGGTCAATGCAGTGGATGTATATGAGTCTGATTTTGGTGCGCTTACAGTTGTGCCAAATAGATTCTCAAGAAACAGATCAGCTTATATTATAAGCCCAGATATGTGGGGAGTAGCTTTTTTAAGAGATTTCCAACTTATGGATCTTGCAAAAACTGGTGATGCTGACAAACAAGCATTATTAGCAGAATACACACTTGTTTCTAAAAATGAAAAAGCAAGTGGTGGTATTTTTGATCTAACTACTGCGTAATCTTTGATTACCTTAGAGGGGGGAGCAAATCCCCCTTCTTTCAATTAATAATTTTGTTTGGTCTTTGAAGTCAATGACGGAACGAAGCAATCAAAAAAGGAAAAAACAATGAGAACATTAAACGATTATTTTATAACTTCAGCAATTCCAGATGTATCATCTGCATCTTCTACATTTGTAGTAGTGCCTGATAAGGGAAGAATTGTAAAAGTATTTGCACATAATAAAGCGACTACTACTGGAACAGCAGCTATCACTTTTGAAATAGATGGTGTGGCTTGTACTTCAGCAGCTATCTCACATATTGCAACAAGTTCGGCTGGAAAACAGTATGCAGTTGAACCAACCGCTTTAAATGATGTGAATGAAGGAAGTGTTATTGAAGCCATTACTAATGGTGGATCTACCAATGCTTCTAAAATGGAACTTACTTACGTTATCAGACGATAATATAAATCATTATTAGGGAGGATTTATTCTTCCCTAATATCAATTCGGAGAAAATACTATGCCAATGGTAAATGGAAAAAAATATTCTTACACAAAAAAGGGTAAAGCAAAAGCTAAGAAAGCTAAAAAAAATAAAAAGAAAAAATAGGAGAAAATACACATGAGTTTTAATTACGGATTAAGACATGGAACAGTTCTAAAATTGACCTCTGGAAGTTCTTCCACTGCGTCTGATGCTTTTACAGCAGGAACACAATACATCAGAGTGGTTAGTACCATTGATTGTCATATTGCAATATCTAAAACACCTACCGCAGCAGTTACGACTACTTTTTTACCAGCTAAAGAAGTGGAAACAATCAAAGTTACAGAAGGTCAAAAGATTGCAGTTTTAAGAATTGGTAGCTCTGATGGAGAATTATATATTACTGAATTAACTGCTTAATGGCTAAGTCCAAAAGCTTTGGAGTCAATGATTATATAAAAAGCAGAAGAAAAAAAAGGCCTGGCAGACATTCTAAAAAACACAAAAAAGCCAGATTTAGTAAAGGGCAAGGCAAACCAACATGATGAAATCAATAAAAGCACCTAAAAATTTTCATTTTATGAAAAGTGGATCTAGTTACAAATTAATGAAACATAGTGGAAAATTTGTTCCTCATAAAGGAGCTTCTTTGACTGCTAAATTTAAAGTTCTTAAAAAACATAAATCTTCTTAAATAATTATGAAAAATACAGAAACTGAAAATCTTATTACAGATAGTATTTTTGCAGACGAAAATAAAATTATTCAAAAAAGAAGCATTAATGCACAGCCAATCATAGAGCATAATAAAAAGCTTTATACTCATAATGATGGTTATTCTAAAAGCAGAGAATTAAAAAGAGTAGCATCTATCCCTACTATTGTTTTAGAGATTTGGACTAAAGAATTTACAAAAGATCCTAATAATGGAAATTGGTTTGGCTTACCTAAAGAAGATCAACAAAAAATATTAAAACAAAAATTAAACAGTTCTGAGTTTCAATACTTTAGAACAGCACCAGGTAAAATTTAATGGCACTTACTTCCTATTCAGAATTAAAATCTTCTGTAGCTAATTGGCTCAACAGATCAGATTTAACCACAGAAATTCAAGACGACTTTATTACACTTACAGAAGCGGATATTAATTCTAAATTAAGAATAAGATCCATGATCGCACAAGCTAGTATTACTATTGATGCAGAAACGGAAAACTTACCTGCTGGATTTTTGCAAATAAGAGATTTTTATATTCTATCAGGTGCAACTAAAATACCTTTACGATATGTAACTCCTTCACAAATGGATCAGCTCAAAGGAACTTCCGTTACTGGATGCCCTAGCGCATATACTATTTTAGGAGATACTTTAAGATTTATGCCAAAACCAGATGCTTCTTATTCTGGTATTTTAAATTATTACAAAACCTTTGACCCATTATCAGATAGCAATACTTCCAATTTTATTTTATCAAGTCACCCTGCTATTTATTTGTATGGATCTTTATTTCATGCCAGTAACTTTTTAGGAGGCATAGATCCAAAGCAAGTATCAGTATGGCAAAGTATGTATGCCACTGCATTAGAACGATTAGAATTAAATGATAGAGAAGATCAGTTTTCTGGTTCTCCTTTACAAATAAGATCAGAAGATACAGTAGCAGCACCTTTTTCAGATAGTTATATCTCTACTACAAACTCATCTTAATTATTATGCAATTACCTTTTGGCGAATGGCTACCAGATCAGCCAGAACATAACAATCCTGGAGCAACCATAGCAACTAATGTGTATCATGCACAGTCTAGTTATAAGCCAGTTAAAGGATTAGTAGCTTACAGTGGAACATCCAATGTAACACAAAATGCAAAAGGTGCAGGATCATTTAGAGATAATACCAATACAGTTTTTACTTTTGTAGGAACAAAAAATAATATTTACAAATTAACTTCAGGAACTTTTGCTTCTGTTAAAGGAAGTTTAACAATCTCTGGATCTGATATAGATTTTTTTACATTTACTCAATTTGGACAATACATCATAGCAAGTAATGGAGTTAATCCTCCTATGTATTATTTAATGGGTACTTCAACTAATTTTGCTACTTTGCAATCACTTGCCAATGCTTCTGGTTCAGGAACAGTACCAGCTAAATTTAAAGTTTCAGGAGTAGTTAGGGATTTTTTAATTACAGGAAATATTGAAAACGCAAAAAACAGAGTTCAGTGGTCAGGCATCAATGACATATCTGTTTGGGAGGCAGGTTCTAAATCTTCTGACTTACAAGACTTACCTGGATCTGGTGGAGAAGTAGTCGCTATTACATCTGGAGAAATTGGTTATATTTTTAGACAAGACCAAATTACTAGATTAGATTTTGTTGGAGGTGCAACTGTATTTCGTTTTTCAGTAATCTCTCCTAATAGAGGAGCTGTCTATGGACAAACAGTTTGTCAAGATAATAGACAAGTATTCTTTTATGCTTCCGATGGATTTTATCAAATTAATGGAGATCAAATTCTTCCGATTGGTGCAGAAAAAGTAAATAGGTTTTTTGATAACGATTTAAACAAAGCTTACACAGATAGAATTACAGCAGCAGTAGATCCTTTCAATCAATTAGCTATTTGGTTATACCCAAGTAAAAATAATCCTAATACGACAGGACTTTGTGATCGTTTATTGATTTACAATTATGTTACACAAAAATGGTCGGTTGCAGAAATTCAAGCATCACAAATATTTAAACAATTTGTAGTTGCGAACACAGTGGAGTTGATGGATATTATATCTGAAAACTTAGATGAAATTAACATTTCTTTAGACACTGCCTTTTGGACAAGTGGTCATTTGTATTTAGGTGCAATAGACGCAAACTTTAAAGCAGCTATTTTTTCAGGTAAAACTTTAGAAGCAGAACTAGAAACTTCTGAGAGAGAACCTATTCCTGGATCAATATCTAATATTACTGGAATAAGACCTATTGTAGATGCTTCTGCAACTGTAACTATTAAAACAAGAAACAGATTGGCAGACACACCTACTGAAAGTTCTATTTCTTCTATGAACTCTACCGGTTTAAATCCAGTACGACAATCTGGAAGATATTTTAGAGCTAATGTAAAAATTCCAGCAGAAACTATTTGGAATCATGCACAAGGCATAGATTTAATTGTAGCTCCTGGAGGAAAACGATGAGCGATACAATAGATATAGATAATGTTCGTTACTCAATTGAAACACAAGAATTTTTTCAAAGACAAATTGAAGAAGCAGTAAATACCTTAATTAACAAAAACAATACAGAATCCAATAAAGAATTTAGTTGGTTTATGGGAGATTAAACATGGCAGGAATAAAAGATTATTCAACTACTCAATCAGATAACACTACACTAAATGGAATTGATACAGCAGAAGGAATGTTACCTTCTAATCTGAACAATGCCATTAGAGCTTTGATGAAAAATACCAGAGAATGGTTTAATGATGCACAGTGGGTAGAGTATGGAGATGGAAACGGAGCTTACACAGCAGCTTATGCAAGTGGAACTTCATTTACTATAAATGGTATTAATGTTTCTGCTATTTATCATGTTGGAAGAAGAATTAAGTTAATAGCTTCTACTCCAGGCACAATTTTTGGAACAATAACAGGAGTTTCATTTTCAAGTAATACAACAGTCGTAGTATCTTGGGATTCAGGATCTTTATCTAGTGAAACTATTACTGCTGTTTATGTGGGTGCTTTATCAAAAACAAATAATTCTATACCGACAGAAGTTATTGGTACAGGTAATATTGCAGATAGTGCAATAACTTCAGCTAAAATTGCTAACAGTACAATAGTTGCAGATGACTTAGCTTCAAATGCAATTACTACAGCTAAAATTACTGATGGAAATGTTACTCAATCAAAATTAGCTTCAGATTCAGTAAATGGAACTAAGATTGCAGACGATAGTATAAATTCTGAACATTATGTAGATGCTTCAATAGACACAGCTCATATTGCAGACGCACAAATTACTCTTGCTAAACTTGCAAGTAATTCAGTCAACTCATCAAAAATTGTAGATGACTCAATAGTTAATGCAGATATAAATTCTTCAGCAGCAATAAACTTTTCTAAAATGGAAAATCTTACTACTGCTAGAGCTTTAGTTTCAGATGGTAGTGGAGATGTATCTGTTAGTGCAGTTACATCAACTGAAATAGGACACTTAGATGGAGTAAGCTCAAATATACAAGATCAAATAGATGCTAAAGGTGCTTCTAATGCTAACTTAACAGCGATTGGTAATTTAGCAAAAACAGATGGCAATATTATTGTTGGTAATGGATCAACTTGGGTAGCAGAAAGTGGTGCTACTGCAAGAACTTCTTTAGGAGTAGGTTCTATTGCAACACAAGCAGCAAACAATGTTTCTATATCTGGTGGATCTGTTACAGGATTAGGTTCTCCATCTTCTAATTCAGATGCAGCAACCAAATCTTATGTAGATGATTTAATAGCTGGATTAAGAACTAGAGTTATTGCAGAATGTGCTTCAACAGCTAATATAAATTTATCAAATGGTTTAGAAGCTGGTGATGCAATTGATGGTGTAACACTTGTTGCAGGAGATAGAGTTTTAGTTAAAAATCAAAGCACAGCTACAGAAAATGGTTTATACCTTGCAGTAGGTTCTGGTGCAGGAGCAGCATCAAGAGATCCAGAACATGATACTATTGCAGAATTATCTGGTGGCATGGTTGTAGTAAATCAAGGTTCGGTAAATGATAATAAAATATTTTTATGTACGACAGACACTGATGCAACATTAGGATCTACCAGCATTACCTACACAACTATAACTCCACAAAATGTGGGAACAGTAACTTCAATAGCAACTGGCACAGGAATTGATGGAGGTACAATTACATCTTCTGGAACAATAGCAATTGATTCAACTGTTGCTACACTTTCTGGAACACAAACTTTAACAAACAAAACTTTAACTACTCCTAAAATTGGTACTTCTATTTTAGATACTAATGGAAATGAGTTGGCTAAATTAACAGCTACAGGATCAGCAGTTAATGAATTTACAGTAGCTAATGCTGCATCTAATGGTAGTCCAACTTTATCATCAACAGGTGGCGATACTAATATTGATTTAGATTTATTAGCCAAAGGAACAGGTCATGTAACTATAAGAGGTAATACTAATTCTGGTGCTGTTCAGTTTAATTGTGAATCTAATTCTCATGGTCAAATAGTAAAATCTCAACCACATTCAGCTGCTGTTACCAACACCATGTTGTTACCTGCTGGTGCTAGTTCAACTTTAGTATCTTTAGTTTCAACAGATACACTTACCAATAAAACTCTAACATCTCCTAAAATTAATGAAGATGTTGCAGTAACTTCTACTGCTACAGAATTAAATATACTTGATGGAGCAACTGTAGTTGTTGGAGAAATAAATGCTTTAGATTTAGGATCAACAGCAGTAGGAACGGCAATAGCAAGTAAGGCTGTAATTTTAGATTCTAATAAAGATTATACAGGCATAAGAAGATTAAGTGTAACAAGAGCAAACATTCCACAAGTAGCATTGTCATCTTCATCAAATGCTGTAGCTTGGGATGCTTCTGCTGCACCAAACGCATTTCATCTCACAACTGAAAACACTACTTTTTCTGCACCAAGCAACAATGTTGAAGGTGCTTTTATCTCTATTGAAATAAATTACAATGGAAGTCACTCAATAGCTTTCAATACCATATTTGAATTTGCAGCATCAACTGCACCAACATTTACTTCATCAGATGGCAAGACAGACATATTAGTATTTAGATACAATGGTGCTGTATGGCAAGAGGTAGGTAGAACATTAAACCTAAGTGAAAGTTAAAATATGTATGCACTAGTAGAAAACAATCAAATAATAAAATTTATTAACCATCCTAAAGCTATGGTTATAGGAGATGTACAGTACCCAGCTAAAATATTTCAGCTTTGGTCAAAATTAGAATTAAACGCAATAGGTTTATATGAGGTTATCTTTGATGACTCTAATAAAAAAGATGAAGCATTTTACATTAACACTAATCAAGGTTTTACTTATGATGCAGATGCAGGAACTGTAACCGCAGCTTATGGAACAGCTATAGCTAAAGCTATTGAAGACACTTTCTGGACACAAAATGAAATTAATGATGGAAAAGCACCAGAAGGTATTTCACCTGGCGATGTAAAAACTAAAGGTTTAAAAACAAATCACAAAAACCATTTTAATGTAGAAGCAGCAGGTCTATTAGCTCCTACAGATTGGTATGTGGTTAAAGCAACCGAAGTTTCAGATTATTCAGTACCTAGTGCTGTTACTACTTACAGAGCAGCAGTTAGAACTAAAGTTAATGCAATGGAAACTGCAATAGATAATTGTGCCAATGTAAATGCTCTTATAACTTTACTTACCTACACAATGCAAGATGATGGTACAATTACTAGACCACTTGGAGAGTTTCCAGATAAGGTAGTTTAATATGCCTTTTATACTTGGAACTAACTCTATAAAAGACACAGGCTACAATGTAGATAATTCATTAAGGTTTAATAAAGCAAGTGGTGATTATCTAAACAGAACACAAGGAACACCTACTAGTAGAAGAACATTTACTTACAGTGGTTGGATAAAAATTTCTGAGTTAAATATTTATAATATTTTATTTGAATCTGCTAATGGCTCTCATAATTTTCAAATGGTTATTCAAAATGATGGTAATGGTAATGATTTTAGAGTGTACGATTATGATGGTTCAACTAATTTAAGTTTAAGAACTACTCAGGCTTTTAGAGATGTATCAGCTTGGTATCATATCGTATTGGCAGTAGATACAACACAAAGTACTGCATCTAATAGAGTAAAATTATATGTTAATGGAACAAGGGTTACTGCTTTTGATACAGAAACTTATATGAATCAAAATTATGACACTGCTTTTGCTAATGGTGTAAATATGCAAATAGGTCGCCAACAATCAGCTAGTGATTATTTTCAAGGATATATGTGTGAAGTTGTTTTTATTGATGGATCTCAATTAGCCGCAGATTCTTTTGGAGAATTTGATTCAGACTCTCCAACTATATGGAAACCAATAGATGTATCAGGTTTAACTTTTGGAACAAACGGATTTTATTTACCATTTACTAATAAAGGTAAAATTCACACTGTAACTGCTAATGGCGGTGTTCATCATGAAACAGATCAAAAAAAATTAGGATCTTCATCAATTGAATTTGATGGTAATGGAGATTATTTAAGTGTTAATGATATTGGACAATTTGTTTTTGAACAAGATTTTACAGTAGAATTTTTTGCAAGACTAGGGGATCAAGCAGATAATTATACTACAATAATGGATGATCCAGCCAACCACAGATTTAGAGTGAACCTTGGATCGGCTGCTACTTCTGCACCTAAATTAACTTTTTATTCAGCAGTTTGGGATGCTCATACTTCTGGAACATCTGATATAGGGGATGGTGCTTGGCATCATTGCGCTATTGTTAGAGATAATGGAACATTAAGAATTTTTGTTGATGGCTCACAAGAAAATACTAGAGCAAGTTCAGGTGGACTTGTTGATGTAACAGGAGTTCTTGAAATTGGTAGGTATAATGGTGGAGCTAACTTACAATATGAGGGATATTTAGATGAAATAAGAATTTCTAATATAGCAAGATACACTTCTGGTTTTACACCTACTACTTCTGCTTTTGCAGATGATGAATTTACAAGATTACTAATACACTCAAACACTACCGATGGCAGTACAACTTTCACTGATTCTAGCGGAGTGGCTGGTGGAATGGGTAATGATGAAAGTGGAAATAATAATGATTTTATATCAAACAATATAAATAGTAGTGTAGATCAATCTACTGATACCTGTACAAATAATTTTGCAACCATGAATCCGCTTGATAATTTTTATGCTGGTTCTACATTTAGTGAAGGTAATTTACAATTTGTAACAACCAATGGAAATTATACTTTTAACACTTCTACTTTCGGAGTATCTAGTGGTAAATGGTATGCAGAAGT